TACGGCGTAGAGATTAACTCCCGTCAGATGGCGTGGTGGCGCTGGAAGCTAAGTGAAGGTATCAAGGATGAGTCCCTGATGTACCAAGAGTTTCCTCCTACAGAGGACTACGCCTTTGTGATGACCGGCACTTCCTTCTTCTCGCACAGCCGCTGTACAGAGTCTGCCAAGGTTGCCAAGAAACAATTGCCAGACTGCTACCGCTATGTCTTTGGTCAGTCCTTCCAAGACACAGAGGTGCTGAAGTCCACTGAGCGTTTGGGTACGCTGAAGGTATGGGAAGAGCCTGTTGACACCGCTTACTACGTCATAGGTGCTGACCCAGCCTACGGCAGCAGTGATTGGGCAGACAGGTTCTGCATACAAGTCTATCGCTGCTATGCCAACGGCCTAGACCAAGTAGCTGAGTTTGCTACCTCTGAGATGAACACCTATCAGTTTGCGTGGGTGATAGCGCACTTGGCAGGAGCCTACAAAAACTCTACACTGAACTTGGAAATCAACGGCCCCGGTCAGGCTGTCATTAATGAGATTAGAACCTTGAAGCGCATGGCAGTTAGCATGAACAACAAGATGGGGTCTGACCTGATGGACGTACTTGGCAACATGTCCAACTACCTCTGGCGGCGTAATGACTCTCTTGGTGGGCCAAGCATGAGCATAGGCTTTCTGACAACCAGTTCCACCAAAGAGCGGATGCTGGCCTACATGAAAGACTTCTTTGAGCGTGAGATGATGAACGTCATGAGCATGGACTTACTGGAAGAGATGAAGACCATCGTGCGTGAGGACGGGTTCATAGGAGCGCCGGGTAGAGCCAAAGATGACCGGGTGATAGCCTCTGCCTTGGCAGTGGTAGCCTTTGCAGAGCAAGTCCAGCCTCGCCTGATAGCCGCTAGGATTACCCGTGAGGTGAGTAAGTCACAGGAAGACTACACGGCAGAGCAGCTCTCTGTTGGCAGAAACGTCAGTGACTACCTTAAAAAGATAGGAATGTACGGCTCATGATTATCCTAACTAAGAAAGAACTGCTGCGGCAGATGCAAAAGTTTTGTGCTGACAAGGAAAGAGGCATCTCTATCCCCCTGTTTTGCGAGTTAGCGGGAATACACAAGGAGCATTTTCGGGATGTGTTCATCCGTCAGTGCGAACCGCTTACCGAATACGTCCAGATGCGGGTCAACAAAGCCTATACGCAATGGAAAGCAGGCAACGTCAAGGTAATGAGACGCAGGGATTTAACCCGTTATGTGGAGTACAGGAAGACACCAGAACCCCCCATGATGGCGGGTATGGGGCTGAAAGTTACCTCTGACGGGATAAAAATCAAGGTGGGAATGGTCAACCGCCATGATTACAGTGAAACTGACCTTAACGAAGCACTTAGAGGGTAACTATGGCTATCTTAAGAGACTACTACTGCGAATCACACGGCATCTTTGAGGCATGGGAGCCAGAATGCCCTATGAAGCTATGCAAAGCCGCTATTTCTGTTGTACACCTTAAACCAGTAGGTACAAGGTCTGCAAAGACGGCAAAAACGGATAAAACACTGGAAGGATTAGCCAAAGACTTCCAGATGACCGATATCAAGTCCACCAAAGAGGGTGAACACCAAACAGGCTATCTCAAGCGCAACAACAAGCTAACTGACAAGCAATATGCCGAGGCTACAGCCGCCAGTGAGCACTTTGAGAGCCAAAAACCCAAAGAAGGACGGGCTGGTGACTCCGCAATCTGGGGAAATGGGGGTAACATATCTATGAAATCCGTACTTGGTGGACAATTTAAGTCCGTCATGGGAGAATCTGTAGGCATCAATCCCAAAGAAGCGGGGAACTTGACAGGGCCAAAACCTGCGTCTTATATTCCAGACCATGAAAACTTAACGGTTCCTAAACCATGAAAATTCCATCAGCCCCACTTGAGCGGGAAATTTTCTACCTTGACCTGATACAAAAGTGTTTAGTGTCAAGGGAAGACCGTAGGCCCGACTATGCGGGGCTGAGAAGTTGGTATTTGTTTGGAAACGGGCCAAGTGAAACCCCCGCCATCTACAACAAAATCTATCCGCACATTGACCAACTGACTTCGTTTCTCTACTCAGCAGAGACAACCCGCTTTAGTATCAATATCGGTGCGGCGGTGGACGAAGCAGAACACACCAAGATTCCTAGCCTCACCCGTGCGCTCAATGATGAGTGGCTCAACAGTAATGCTGACCAAGTTTTCTCGCAAGCAGTCTCGTGGTCACTGGCTTACTCTTCCACCTTTGTAAAACTGATTATCAATAACGGTATTCACCCCTACATGGTGGAGCCTGCCTGCATGGGTGTGCTGCGTGAAGACAGTCCCTACACCGACAGACAAGAAGCTATTGTCCAGACGTACTACATCACCAAGTCAGAGTTGTATGCCCGTCTGTACTCCCACCCTAAGCGGGAACAGATTGTCAAACGTGTCAGCGCAACTCAGCATGAGAGAACAGAAGTTTCTAATGGCGTAGAGAAAATTATTCTCTCTGCCAGCAACCCAACCATGTACGGTAACGTCAATCTGGATTTGTCAGGCCTCAACAAATACAAGGCTGTTGTTGCGGAAGAAACAGTAGAGATGACTGAGTTATGGGTGTGGAACGATGACACCAATGACTACCAAGTGGTCACCAAGGCAGACCCGGACATCATCATCTATGACCGCAGCGGAGAATCCATCTTCCTCAAGGGCGAGTTGCCCTTTATTCAGATTTGTCCTAACCCGCAGTACGATTACTTCTGGGGTACGTCCGAGGTTGCCCGTCTGATTTACTTGCAGCAGCTACGCACCAAGCGTATGTCTGAAATTTTAGACTTGCTGAGTAAACAGGTATCACCTCCTACCGCCTTGATTGGCTTTACCGGCATCTTAGATGAGAAGAATTTTGCCCTTAACCGGGCTGGTGGATTACTCGCAACTGACATGCCCAATGCCAAGGTAGAGAAGTTAGCGCCTACTATCCCGCCTGACCTGTTCAAAGAGATTGGTGAGATTGATGCCATGTTTGAAGAGGCCTCTGGTATCTCTTCTATCCTGCAAGGCAAGGGTGAATCTGGGGTGCGCTCTACTGGTCACGCAAGCCAACTTGCCCGTCTGGGAAGCAGTCGTGCCAAGAAACGGGCGCTGGTTATTGAAGACAGCCTAGAAAAGCTGGCAACCCTGTACCTCAAGTGTATGCAAGTCTATGACAACACGCACTTCAAGGATGTAAAGGGTAACAAGTTCATTGCAGAGCAGTTCACCAAAGATTTTGTGGTCAAAGTGGATGCTCACAGCAACTCGCCTATCTTTATGGAAGATTTGCGCCAATTGGCATTCAATTTGTTCAAAGCACAGGTCATTGACAAAGAATCTCTGCTTGACTTGCTAGAACCTCCTATGAAACAACTGTTGCAAGACAGGTTGAAAGTCATGGAGAAAAAAGCAGAGGAAAAAGCGGCGCAGCAGCCCCCTCCCAAAGAAAAAGCACCCCCCAAGGAGCAATAATGGCAACAACAGGTTCACCAAAAGCAGGGGTTACCCAACCCCGTGCAGACCAGCCAAGAGTAAACACCCCTACCCTACAGCGGGGAGAGGCCAGCCCCAACTTGACATATCGCCAAGTTGGATATAAAACTAGCGGTGGGCGAAGTCAAAGGGACTATGCTCGTCGTTGACCAACAGGAGTTTCTCATGTACAAAACAGCAAAGCGCGGTCGTAAGACTCGCCGGTAAGAATTCCGCAAGGAATAGGGTATGGCTGCTTCCCCTAGTAAGTAAGTGGCCGCCTCTATGAAGGAGCGCATTATGCGTAAAGGTCGTAAAGGACGTAAGTCTCGCAAGTAATCAAGGGTAAAACCTTGGTTGCCTAGAGCAGCGCATCATTGGTAGTTGGATGATAACTAACTGCCACCTATTGACAAATTGTTTGTATGTGTTACAAACGCGCCAAAGGAGTTAGTTATGGGTGTACCCTCAGACAAGTTGATGGAGTTGATGCGAGGCAGTCGTTCTGCTGGCGCAGCAGCCCCCGCTCCTTCTTTAGCCCCCGGTGGAATGCCTGCTGGCGCACCCGGCGCTCCCGCTATGTCGGATGCGGAAACCCCTCCGATGTCCAGCCCCATGTCCACACCAGAGCCAAAGATGGGTAGCAAAGAAGCTGCCATGATTAATGTTGGCATGGCAATGGACTTGCTAGAAC